TCTGGAGTTGTTTATTTAGTTTGTTTGTTTTCTCTACAGTTGCTTGAATAGTTGCAAGACTTTCTGTAGCAGTTTCAAGTGCAACTTCAAGTTTTGCGTTGTTTTCTCTCAACGTTGCAATTGTTGCTTGTGTGCTAGTATAATATGCATAGGCACCATACCCTGCACCCCCTAGAACACCTAGGACAATAATCATCAAGTATAGTTTGGCCATCAATGTGTTTCCATATACTTTCTAAACCGTTGTAACAAAATAGTTTTACCTTTTTTATATCTTCGGTCAGATACTGGAATTGTTTCGTAGCCGTCTTTTTTCTTTTTCTTTCTAGGCCCCATGGCAGTAACAGCAGGGTTAGGAATAGAACCAATATTCACAGCAGGCGCTGCTGCATTTTCTTCTTTAATACCTTTTTGAGCTTTCATCCAGGAGGTAACAGCCCTATTTTTAGGCAATTTTTTACTCCATGCAGATATTTTTTTATAGACATCCATTGATTGTTTTTCGTAGTCAGCACCTTCGGAATTATCAACAATGAAAAAATTACCAAAAAATGATTGGAAGTAACCAAGGTTCTTCTGAACGTCTTTCCACATTTTTGATACTGTAGCATCTGGAAGTGAACGTGCTCTTATTTGGTTTCTTTTGAGTGCAGTATCCTCATCAGTGTTCACAAAAATCATTGCTATATCATAACCAAGCTTTTTTAATTCCATTGCTTGTTTTTGAATTTTACCATAATCTTTACCAGTACCATCAATAATCAACCCAAGGCGACCATTTAAATAATTTTGCATCTGGTTTTTGGTAATAGCTTTTGCTCTGATTCGGATCTCTTGGCCTTTTGGAGAATAAATATTTTCTGGGCTCATTTCCATACCAGCTTTTTTCAGGCCTCGTTCAAATGCAGGGTCAGAATTAACCAATTTCATTCCAAGTGCTGTAAGTGCAGTCTTACCTACAATAAATGATTTACCAGACCCTGGACCTCCAGCGAGAAATACCGCTTTAAAAATTCCAGGATCATTTACGCCTTCTAAAATATTCATATTATTACCACTTTACCTTGTCAGCCCAATATGCAGCCGAAGATTTACCTTTTGCAATGTTTTTTGCGTGGCGTGCTTTAAATGATTTACGTTTTGCTTTCATCCTATCAGACTCGCCTTCTTTAGGCGCGCCTGCCGTTTTAGCTCCCTGCTGACCAAAACGAATAGTTTTCGGTTTACCATCCACTTTTGTAACAACAATATGAGAACTACTTGGGTGATTAGGTGTCCGTTTTGGTTTATTAAAAGCAGAAACACCTGCTCTTTTTAAAGCAGGATGTTTTTCTTCTGTAACACTTTCCTTCATACCTTTATTTAAGATAGAACCGCGAGTAAACTTTGAACGTGCAGTAAGATCTTTATCCTTCAGACCAGCATCTTTAAGTGCAGAATTCATAGTCCATCCTGAACCAATAAGTTTATCATCTCTAATTACATAATGTGGCATTCTTTTTTGAGAGCCAACATACCCTGTCCAAACAGTGAAGTCCTTACCTTTTGCAATCTGTGAATACTCACCAGCAGTACCTTTAGCCCTCTTTACGTTGACCGACCAAGGTTTTGAAGCGGCCATCTGATAAGGTTTTACTATACCTTCATCAACTGCTTCTGTTTTATTATACTTAAGATCATGTTTAGCTTTTACATCACGATCTGCAACCTTTTGCATTGCTTTGCCGGCGTACTTCCAACGCTTATCAGCCTTGGCTTTATTTTTATCCCGAAGTGCAGCAGAAGCATAATCCCTTAACTTGTCAGTTGATACTTCGTCAAGTTTGGTAGTTTTTTCTCTTAGATCTTCAAAGCTTCTCATTGCCATATTTTCACGGATTTCAAAAAATGTCTTCATGTTAACTCCTGAGTAGTAACGTAAATATTTTGATTTGTTTTTATATGTATTGCTTCGTATATATTTATACCAAAAATATCACCAACAGGGAAACAATTTTCTGCTATTCTAATCTGATCTTTAGGTCTTACAATATTTTCACCTGATATATTTAATGGTTTCTCACCTTTTACTCTATAAACACCAGGCGATATAGCACCATCTTCTAATAAGAACCACTGGCTTTCTTCCACCAAATATTCATCTGCATTCACACCAACATTTTTAAGACCTCTTTTAATAACAATATCTGGTATCGAATAATGATCCTTTAAAAGGTATAATGCAGCTGCATATGAACCTAATTTACCGGCTGGAATCAGCTTCTTAATATTAAACACGAGTCTATGAAACTTGTTGTAATAGTTCCTATAGGCTTCTCTGTTATCAACAGTATTAAGTTCAAAGTCTTTTTTCTTTCTACCTTTCTCATCAATGATACCAGCTTCATAGGCTTTTGTTTTTTCAAAAGGAGTAACAAGTAAAGCTAAAAACCTAAATGTATATAAGGTATCTGCTGCTGTCTTTAGAATACTCATTAGATTTTCCTTAATACTTCTGCAATATACTCATCTGCCCTTACATGAGTTAGCTGATTCGGTTTTAAATAATTTAAAAATAATAAAAATGATTTTACTGCCGGTAAATGTTTTTCATCTAACTTGTTTACAGTAAGTTTTAATCCAGCATATTGCCCAAACACATTAAATATTACAATAAAATGATTGAGCAATAACCTTTCACTTATTTTATCTGTTTCAAGATAACGGTTTAAAAGCCGCTTTACATATTTAAATCTTTTCAAATCATCATAAAATTCTTCTGGGTCAACTTTACCAGATGGCTTATAATAATGTTTTGCTGCAAAGATTATTAGATCACCATCTAAATCTTCATTCATTAATCTTCTTTCTTATTGCACTCACATTCACCTGGTGCACATTCACACACCTTACCACATTCCTCACACCAGTTTGGGTCCATCATATCAGGGATGGACTTATCTGGGTTTTCTTCTGTTAAAAATGTTTTATCTGTCATTATTTACCATCATTTTTAGGAGGTGTTTTATCACCTTGTGGATTATCATTATTACGCATTGCAGCTTTCTTGCCAGATGCTCTCATAGCAGCAAAGGTTTTAGGTGCAACCTTTGTAATATCAGCACCTTCTGGAGCATCAGTTTTCATAGCCATCATTTTTTTAGCATTTGGGGAAAGACCTTGTTGTGGATCTGAACCGTTATTTGGTTTATGTGTTCCTTTTGGTGCAATTGCCTCAGCAATCCGACTTGTTAACTTTTTAGATGCCATGGTGTATCCCTTACTCCGCTTTTTTATTTCTTTTTCATCAGTTGATGTGTCAATAATTTTTCCTGCTTTGGACTTATATCTCTGCATGGTAGTTGATGAAACTTCATCTAGATTTACTTCTTCTTTCATCGGGTTTGTAAAATCACCAGCTTTGATACGACCAACTATACGCATACCACCATCATGAACAACGAAGTCACCGTTGGTAGCAATAGAAGATGTGTAACCTGGCTTTGGTCTCTTACCACCTAGTGCTTTTCTCATCAGCGCCGCAAGTTCTTTCTTTTGCGCTGTTGTTGCTTTTGCTTCATCAATCTCAACTTCTTCTTTGCGGAGAAGATCTTTACGAAGATTTCTTGCTGCTGCTCTATCAGCCATCTTCAACCCTTTCGCGCGTTTATCCATAGTTTTTACATCCTTTGAAATGTCTGCAGCCTGTGGACCATCTTTACTACGTAGCATTTTACCAATTGCTGAATCTGATGCACGATCTTTACTACGGTTAGCTTTTGTTCTATACTTCATAAGAGTAGATGTAGAGACTTCATCTAGATTTACTTCTTCTTTAATACCAAGACGCTTCATGTGTTTCTTTACAACATCTCTTGCGTCACCATTTGGATTCTTTTTACCAGCAACATACAAGTCATCAAACAACTCATCATCACCAATAAGTGCATAGAGTTTGTCTGCGGCATCATCACCTTCTTTACCAAGTTTGATTGGTTTAGACATAAGTTTCTTCAACTCTGCCTTTGCCTTTGGTGAATCTGGAAGAGCCCATGTGCCTTCTTTGATGTCATCAATAGATGCACCCATATCAACTTCTTCTTTGGCCATTTTGCCAACGGCCCTTGCGATACCTTTTGCTCGTTTATCAGCTTTCTGACTATGATAATCAACAGAAGCAATAGAAGCTTGAGGATTACCCTGTCGAATTCCTCTGTTCTCCATATCCTTGGCAGCTTTCTTTACATAAGAACCTAGAGTTTTTTTCGAAACTTCATCAAGTTGTTCAACTTCTTCCATCACATAGACGGTTGAATGTCCATGCGACTTTGCCCACTTTTGAGCAGACTTTTTAGCATCAGCAAATCTGCCGTTAACAGTATGCATTTCTTTACTATTGTCATAATCTACCTCGCCCATACGCTTGTGAGTGAACATCCACGTTGAAGAATGTCCAGGATCTTTAGCCTTTTTACCGTGCGATCTCATGTAGCGATCGTGTCTTACTTCGACTGCTTCATTGGCCATTTTTGCGCGTATTGTAGCAAGTTGACGTTGAGTAGAATTCATTGTGCGTTCAGGCTTCTTACGACCGGTCGGGGTCCGCCCCATTGCTGCATCATGAGCACGGTTTCTTTCACGCTCTGCTTTAACTGGATCAACACTATGTTTAATCTGTGGTGCACGTTTTTTACGAGGCGCTTCATCAAGTACCGCTTCACTTGTCTGTACTTCAACATTAGAATCATTTTCTGCACTCGGTTTTTTCTTCGAAGCAATTGCTTTACTCACAGCCTTACGCCGTTTGTGCAAATATTTATCGGTCGAATCAACATCGCCATCATTGTCAATGTCTTTATCTTTACGATCTTTATGCTTACCTCTGAGTTCTTTTGGATTCACTGGATCCATAGCTTCTCTGATGTTTTTCAGAGCAAGTGCAATATTTTTAATGTCTTGTGTTTTCATTTTGGTTGTCCTTTTACATCCATATGTTTGCTGATATGGCACCTGCTGATGCGACCATTACTACCCAGAACAATTTATTTATGGTTGAAACTGTTCTATGATTTTCATCTACTTTTTTCTCTATCTCGTCTAATTTTTGAGAGAATCTATTAAGCCTTTCAAAAGCTTTATCATGATCCTCTTTTAACCCAGCCAACTTTTCCTCTGCTCTAGCCAATGTTATCATGGCTTCGGTAAGTTGATCCAGCTTATCTTCAATGCGATCAAGTCTTGAATGAGTGTTTTCTGGCATTATATATTTCCGCCTATCTGAGCAAAATGTTTAAATGATATAGATCTGGATTCTTTCTGATCAACCCTACCAAAACCTGGTTTTGGTTTACCTTTAATAACAGAATCAAGATGCATCTTCATATAGCCATTAACTTCTTTTTCAATATCAGCTGACTTAGCCAAACCTATTATTTTATTGTAAAGGCTTCGTGCCATTGATTTTTGTTCATCTGTTGCTTCACCTGCATTCATTACATCCATTTCCATTTTTAAAAACTGGTCTTGTAAGCGTGTCATCTGTTCAGCATTCTTAACAGTTGAATGTTTTTTCATTGTCTTGATTGCTGATCCACACATATGGAAATGTTTAGTTGTATAACCACCGACAGTAATTTCAGTACCAGTACTTTCATTTGTAGTTTGAACCATATTGGTTTCTTCGGCTTCATCGGTATCTTCTGGATCAACATCTTCACGAACAGCTTTTTTAGCTTTCATAAACATTGCATCATCGCCAGTAATCATACCAATAAGCTCGTTGAGCAAAGAGAAAAGAACTTTTCTTTCGGCAGGCGGTACTGGTTTATCTTCTTTCATTTTATCAAGAGCACGAACAATTTTGGTCATGTCTTTTCTATCCATCATACCAAGACGAACAAGCATTTTAAGCCTATCAGTTGACTGATCAGTTTTTTCGTACATCATGCTTTCCTTTTGCTCATCTTTATCATCAAGATATGCTGCAATGGCCATCTGCTGTTTCTTTTTATCGGACTTGCCCTTAAATTGAGGAGCCTTTGATTTTCTAAAGTCCTTTACATATGCTCCAGCACCGTCAGATGGTTTAAGTGGCATTACATTTTATCCTTTTGGTGTATTATCTTTTTTAAGAATATCTTTTTCAACAGGAACCATTCTTATTTTTACTTTACCGTCTGGCCCAGTAACTTTTTCTGGTTTTCTAGCATCAGAGGTTGTTTCTAGATCTTCTTTTCGAACTTTAGCTGCCAGGTCTTTATCTGCTTTACCCCATGTACCAGAAGATTTGGTCACAAAAGAATTTACTCTTGCCATGCCCCACTGTTGAGGAGTTGTTCCCGGGCGGTGACCAGTTTTCCAAGCAGCTATGCCACGGTTATAAACTTTACGAAGAATACCGAGAGGCATACCAGACTTCTCTGCTTTCTTTTTTAAACCTTCAGTATTTTCGGAAATGTATTGTCTAAAACGAACCATGTTAGCCTCTTGGGTATGAAATTTTAGTTGCTTTAGAATTGGATCCAGTTGAGAACAAACCTTCAATAGGTTTTTTATTAATAATAACAGAACTATTTTCGTGCATCTGTAAACTACCAATAACTGTTCCGTTTGGTCCTGCTGAATCTTTTAAGGTAAGAGTAGCATCAGCGGTTGCTGAAACATAAACCGATTTAGCACTGTTTATGTGACTACCTGATGCACTATCTAGAGTGATTACAGCTCCAATTGGTTTAAATTGCATTACACTGTTTCCTTATTTTTAATTTTTGTATCTTTTAATCTGGCGCGATCTAGCATACGATCATGGCGTTTGGCATCAGCTGCCTTTTCTCTTTCAATACGTTTCTTTGCCAATTTTTGGGCTTCAGATTCACCAAACATCTGCTTAAATCTAATTGTATGTTTACTTGGTTTTGTTTTGGCTGTAGCATCTCCTGGTGCTGGCTTATATGCAGAATCATCGTCATCAGCTTTTTTGCCATGTTTAGCAAAGTGTGCAGCACGTTTTAATTTTGTAGATTTTTTGAGGCCTTTGTAATACCCTGCGGGTTGGGTGCCTGCTCTATCCTTAATATCTGGATCTTGTGGTTGAGTTTTAGGGCGTTCTTTACTTTCGCTTGCTCGTTTAATAGCATCTTGTGTAGGTGCACCTTTCTCACCCTTCTTACGCATTCTTTCGCCGCGTGCTCTCTTAGCACGGATATTAGCCCAAAGACTCTCGTTTGTTGATTCGTATTTAATGATAGCATTAGTAGTTTTAAAATCTTTTTTACGCATGATGGTCTTCATCGTGATTTCAATATCATTATCGCCTTTTGGTTTAATAACAACAGGCATATTCAAATCAGTAGGTAAATCCTTCAATACGGCTTGCATATCTTCGATTGATTTAATTTTATTACCTTTGGCTTTATGTATCTTCTTGAAAAACCTCTGTAGTTCAGCAATCTTAATATCTGGGTTGTTTCTAGCATCATTCATTCTATCTGCAAAATGACGTGTAAATGCAACATCAATACCATACTTATTAAGAAGCTTATCAGCAAATCGTTCCAAACTAGTAATTTGTGATGGACTTACCTTCTCTTCAATATGTTCAACAGCATCAAGCCATTTACGAACATTCTTACCATTTTGTTGTTCAATAATAAGGTAGTTTGATGCACATTGTACTACTACGCCAATTTCATCATTTTCTTTAATAATGACTTGATCACCAATAGAATATAGTGATCCATCCACATATGCTTCACGCACATCAGATACTGGTTCTAACTGAATGTGTCTCTTAAACTCAGTCTGTTCTTTGAGACCCATACCTTTACGGACCATGTTAAAAATCTTTTTAGATTCTGCGTTGCTTACTGCCTTTGGAATACCTTGAGAAAATTTGGTAAAGTCATTGTCAGATGCAGCTGCACGCATTTTAGATGCAGACATTCCAGTAGCACCTTCTGCATCAGGGTCACGATCACCAGCTGATACAACTTTAATATCCATAAAGTTATAAAAGCCGTGTGCTCCTTTTTTACCGTTGTACTTATTTAATAAAATATCAAATTCACGAATACGATCGGATCCAACAACCATAATTACGTTGCGGTAACCTTCATTATATAAAGAAGTGGCAACCTGAAATACATTTTTTAATTTATCTGATTTAAGAATATTTCTGGCGTGTTTGGGAAACATCTTTCTTGCAATTTTTAATTTATCTTTGTATGCAAGAGGATTCTTTTTAGCATCTTGAGACTGAGACAAGTACATACGGTAAGGATTCCTACCAGCATTTTTTGCCATAGCGTCTAACAATTTCTCATGACCAATGGTAGGCGGATTCATACGCCCAAAAGAGAAAACAACAATCTTGTTTTCCTCAACCAAATATTGTTTAAATGACCCTATCATTTATTTACCCGCCACTTTAGAGGCCTTACGGTCCTTCTCTCGTTGCCTCACAACCTTGACTAATTTTTTAGCTGTTCGATTAATTTTAGATACCATAATAGGTTTTCTTAGTCTGGCTTCAATTTCAGATTTACGTCCAGGTGCCAGGTTAGTAGCACCCTTTGATAATTTCTTAAACATTGTTTTATATGCTTGCCGTTGAGCTCTTTTTTTAAGAGTTTTCATATCTGCAAATTTACGGGCAGCTCTATTTCTCCCGAGTTTTAATTTAGCTTTATTTCGCTTCATTACTCGAGATTTTCTTAATCTTGCTTGCATTGAAAGTTTTTCGTCAACAGCTTCTTCGCCGATGTGGTGGCGCCTGTGAGCACGATAATTAGTAAGTTCGTCTTCTCCTGGACGATACTCTACTACATACATATCTCTAAATCTTAACATTAGGTTTCCCCATTATCGGCCTTTATCCCAGCCCTTTAAAACATCCGGCGAAAAGTTGTTGTAAGAAAATTCCATTCGATCAACAATCTTTAACGCATCACCACCAATTTTATCAATTGCCACGTAACCTTCAGGTCCAGTGGTAACATAACCTTTATTTGTTTTTACAAAGGTTTTAATAGAAGATAATTTATTAAGTTTATTTATAAGGATTAGTTTTGCTAGGACCAATTCTTTTTGTAAATCAAACAACAATTTTAAACTATTTTTGTTTTGAGGTGTGAAAAAATCAAGAATTTCATCTAGCTTTGCCTGCTGAGTTCTCTTGCCTCTTTCAGTTTTTCTTGAATCAATTTCTTTTTGATACTTTTTTGAAATCCATTTAATAAGACTGGATACATGTCTTGTTGTATCTCCGATAACAGTTCCGGCTCTGACATATGTGTTGTTATGCGTTTCGATGTGCTGAGCAAGTGTGGGATTTGCTTCAATTTTTCGGAGAGTAGTTCCAGAAATTTTGTTGAATATTTTGCCAGCATTTGAAAGATGTGCATTTACAGCTCCAGTTTCTTTTTTCGTCATTGTATATTTTGAAAGATCTCTTAACATTGCGTCTTGTGACCAGACAGTTCTCGATTTAAACTTAGATGTATCTACTCCATAAGAAGCCCTCATTGTTTCGAATGTTTGTCCTTTATATGTAGTGTGCCAAACAATACCTAGTTTTGCTCTCTTAATATCATCTGCCATTGGTGTTCCATCAGGGATAGCATAAACAATAGTATTAGGATGAAACGTGACGTAGGATTCACCTTTAATCTTTTTGGTTTTAACATCACCAGGTCCGTACAAAAAGTCTCCTTGAATAACACCTTTGATACCTATTGAAGGTAATTCCTTAAGTGCAAGTTTTAATTTATTAGCAAGATCACCACTAGTGTCAGCATCAACATCAGCAGCAGTCTTATATACTTTAGGATTTTTATTGAAGATTCCTTTCTTCGCAACAAAGAATTTTCCGTCACTAGGGTCAGTACCAGCAAAAATAGCAGGAGCACCATCCCATTTAACAGAAATGTTTCCATCATGTTCCCCTTTTAGCATATCACGTACAGATCTTAAAGCTAGAATACTTTCTCTAGCACCATTCACACCGCCATATATGACAGCATCTTCAATGTGCGTCATATGGGTATTCTTTTGTTCAGTTATAAAATCTTTAAAGTTCATCTGTTTCTTACCAATGTTATGTCAAACGATGATGAAATAATGCTACCAGTCGAAGCGATTGCTCTTATTTCAATATCTGTTTTTGCCGGAAGCTTAATTGGAATTTGATAATCGCGAGTATGAAACCCACCAGGAACATCCATAATATCTCTAGTTCTAAATGCTCCATTATTAGGATCATAAAGTCTCGTATATAATGATGCAGTTATTGAAGAGTTATAAGCGCCAACTCCAACATTCCATTTAGTTAAATATCCAGTGCAGTGAAGGGGAATAGTATAAAGCGCAAGTTGCGTTTGTCCTAGACCGTAAGTTGTACCGACTCCAATTGTGCCGATATCAGCTAAGACTGTGCCACCGCCGCCGGCTGCTGTTGATATTATTACATTACCTTCATTTGTTCCAGTTGAACCTGCAGATGCAACAAACGCACGATAGACTCTCAAAAATTCAGTAGTACCTACAAGATTGTTAACTGGCTGAGTTGCTTCAATCTCATTGTAATTTGCATCTAATCCTAGGATTGTTACTGTTTGCGCTCCGTTTCCAGTTGGGTTATCATCTGCATCATTACTTGAAACAAAAACAGTTGATGCCGAAGAAAGGTAGTTATAAATACCACCATGTTGCCATATGGTTTCAGGAGCACCACCTACACTTGGATTACGCCCAAACTTGTGAATGAAATCAGTTTTAAGTACCCTTCCAGCAGATATATCAACCGATTCGGCTAGATGTGTATTTGCAAAATGTCTACTACTAATAGCCATTATTTTTTATACCACTCTATATCTAGGTCTAAAATTTTAACAGATCCTTTTTTAATTGGCGCAATATTGTATTTTGATTTCTTACCAGCTGGAATACTGAAAGACATCTCAAATGTAAACTGATATGCACCGCCACCTTTTGCTTGAACTCTTGCTCTATATGCTGCTTCAGCAGACTGTCCAAATGTAGGTATGTCTTTAAGTCTAAGAGGGTTCTTTTTTCCTAACAAATAGAAACCATGAGTTCCAACATTTACATAATATGTTTTCTTTTTATTATAATATTCTTCAATTTTTGTAGCAGGAATTTTACCTTTGATTTCTTTAAATCTTGCTAATTCTTTTGAGTAAATTTCTCGTTTACCAAGACCTGCAATCTCAGATTTAAGACCATCATCTTTAGTAAATTTATAAGGTTCATTTTTCCACTGCTTTGCAATAAGATCTAGTACACCAACTTCTTTTGCAAGTTCTATAACAAAAATCTTTTCATCATTTTTTTCATTAGGGTTACCAATGGACCATTTACCATTTGCATATTTCATAACTAATGAACCAGCCGAGGCTGCAGTGATTTTTAATTCACAACCAGATTTAATCCCATTTTTCTGCAACATAATATCTGGAATATCTGAACCAGCGCCAGCTGGCGTAAAATCTTTTGGTACAATTCCTAAAGGTTTAAGTGCATTAACAGCATTTACCTCATATTGGAAACCTTGTTGAGCTGTCACAGACATCTCTGAAATGTACCTTTTAAACCTCTCCATTGACACTTCCTTTATTTAAGGTTATTAGATATTACTTCTATTTATATAAAATAAAAAAAGAGGCTTAACGCCCCTTTCGTTGTTCTATGTAAAGTTTTTTACCTCTTTTGATAACATCATACTGGTAATTTTCAAAACCAGAATCAATTAAATCCCTATTTAGACTACTGACCCAATTTGTAATATCAGGAACTTCTTGGTCCGAGTCAAGTATACCTACTAGGTAAGGATCTTTGCTGTCGTTCACTAGCTTCATTATTTCTTTCCTCTTTCACTCTCTCAGTATGTATTCATGGTATAATTCACGGACCGAGTTCTTGTGAAAGAACTCGATCCAATCTTCATGGATATCATGCCGCAAGAGCATATTCCACAGCTTTTTCAGCCGCTTTCACTTTACGCAACTGATTGGAGCCAAACCACTGATTAAACAGACGAGAGTCAGCGGACCGACCCTGCACGTGATCCGTCATATATGTGACAGAGTTAAATGCCTGCCACCAGGATCCTTCACCGTATTCTGCACCAGGCTGTGTTTCCAGAACATCGTATGCCTGCTTGGCTGGCCGAGAAAGATTTTCTGCCGTAACAACTTCCTGTTTCTCACCAGTAGACAGTGGGAATACATCGTTGTAGTAGTTCAACAATGACTCAACAGTGAAACGCTTGGAACCAAGAAACTCTGCCATTTCCTTGTACTTGCTAAACTTTTCGTGGGCAAGACCAAGTGTTTCTTTCACAGAGTCTGGGTTAAATTCAGTCCGGTGACCAACTTTGACTGCACGCTGAGCCTCACGGTCAATCGCAAAGGTAAGAGTATTGTTACAAACAACGCGGATAGGAGTGAACCGAACATCGATAGCCTTTCCATACTGATGCGGGTTCGAGAACAGCATGTAAGAGTCTACACGATCCTCACCAAAGATGTCAAAGGACTCTTTGATTTTTGCAAGAGCCCAAACATACGTGCCACCTTTCAGTGAACCAGCTGTATGCATCTCCATATCACCAGCAAGAACAAACTCATTGAAAAACTCAAAAGCGGTCTCATTTTGGCAAGGATGCCAACCTTTACCTACGTTGGTAAGAATTTTACCGTCAGTAGAACGGACAAGAGATTTTTGACCAGTAGGAATTTTCTCACCATCGTAATCAATGTAAGATTCAACCTCTTCAACGGACCAATCAACTCCGGCTTTTTCCATCATCTGTTGTGGAGTAAGATCGTTGGATACCTTTGTACCCAGACCGTGCCAAGGAAGGTCGCCGGCATATGCCATCTGGGCTTCGCCGTTCACAATTTCAAGTTCGTGTGCCATGTTATATTTCCTCTTTTCTGTTCTGATGTGTTAATTATAACACATTTTAAAAGTCCTGTAAACACCTAAAGTGCAATTTTTAAAACTTTTTCCAGTTACGGATGCGTTCGTTTGCTTTCTCCTGTTCCCATTCAACAACCTTATCCCAAGAGCGAACCATTGCCCACTCGCCAGAATTTGCCATAGAGTTATGCATCTTTTTGGACTCGGCTTCAGTAAGACCAGAAACATAAAAGTAATCAGGATGATCACCAAAGTTTTTTGCTTCAATTGCCCACATCATGCATACTCCTTAGCGGTAATAGTCATGAACCCATTACGAGACATATCAGGCTCTTGATTAATTGTCAGACCAAGTTCTACACATTCTTGAGTCCATTCAACCATAGACTTTGCGAACAGATCAGGATTGTTCTTACACCAGCCCAGGCTAAATTCAAGTTGTTTGCACGTAATCATATTTATTCATACTCCTTCAAGGTTATGATTGATTTGAGTTCCTTGACCAGGTCCCGACCATAGTCGGTGAACAGA